AAGAACAGACAGCCTGAAAAGTGGAGAGATAGAACAGAAATCACCGGCAAAGACGGAAAAGATTTAATCAATGAAGTTAAAATTACAATTGTTAAATGACAATGACAAGATTAAATTTAGAATCAATGAAGATTGAAGCTATTAAAAAGATATTGGAGATAGATACTGAGGAAAATGATATTATTATCATAACCATCAAGAGAGAAAAAGCGACAAGAGATAATTATAACAGCTTAAGTGAATTGGTAAAAAACATAAATAAATGATACTTGACTTCAAATGCTCTTCAGTCTTTGAAAAGAATTACAATGCTTTTTTAGATCCAAAAATAAAAATCATTGTTAATCAGGGCGGCAGCCGTTCAACAAAAACATATTCAATCATTCAGCTGTTAGATACAATTGCCGTTTCCGAAAAAGTAAATACAACATACACAATTGCAAGGAAAGAACTTTCAACATTAAGAGTTACGGCAATGCGGGATTTCTTCGATATACTGATTGACCAAAATGCATACAACCCGAAGGACCATAACAAATCAGAGAATACTTATCAACTACAAAAAACATTGATTGAATTTGTAGGACTGGACTCGCCGACAAAGAAACGGGGAGCAAAGAGAAAACATTTATTTATTAACGAAGCTAATGAATTGACGTTAGAAGATTGGCGACAATTGATAATGAGAACTACGGGAAAGATATTTTTAGACTTTAATCCGAGCGAAGAACACTCATTCATCTATGATAATATACTGACAAGAGAAGATGCAATATTGATCAAGTCTACATATCTTGATAATCCTTTCCTTGAACAGACACTGAAAGAAGAGATTGAAAGATTTCAATTTGAAGATGAAAATTATTGGCGTGTTTACGGGCTTGGCGAACGTGGTATTTCAGTAGTTAAGATTTACAGCAACTGGGATATTGTGAACACTGAAGAAGATTGGAATGAGCAAATAAAGAAATGCAAAGAAACAACTTACGGCTTAGACTTTGGATTCAATCACCCGACGGCGTGCATAGAGATAAACGAAAATGAGAATGATATTTATTTAAAAGAAATAATTTATAAATCAGGATTGCTTAATCAGGACATTGTTAATCTGATGAACGAAAAAATCCCGAATAAAAATAAATATATCTATGCTGACTCTGCTAATCCGGATAAGATAAAAGAAATATCACAGGCGGGTTTCAATGTTCACGAAGCAGATAAGTCAGTCAAAGACGGGATCGATGCCTGCAAGCGTAAAAAATTCCACGTGCATAAAGATTCAGCGGGATTGATTAAAGAATTTAAATCGTATTCATGGAAGACGGATAAGAACGGCAATATTCTTGATGAACCCGTTAAGGCGAAAGATGATGCTATGGATGCAATGAGATACGGCATATACCGGAAAGAGTCTGAACCGCGTGTATGGTTTATGTAAAAAATAAAATAAATTAATTATGACCAAGAGAAAAAAGAAAAACAAAAAAAGAAAGAACAACTACGCAGAGTCAAATAAAAATATGAAATGTGATCGAATAGAATGGACAATCCCGTCGAGTATATTCCCGACATTCAAATCATTTGCCGAATCTATTGGCATTAAAATTAAAGCAACTAAATAATTATGATAATTCTTTTGATTCTATTGCAGTTTTATACACCGAAGACAAGAATATCGGTTTACTACAATGATGATTTCGGAGCTCGCAAAGCAATTCCGTTATTCATAGCAACCGAAGCAGTAAAGCACATAGATGAAATCATTGAGCAAGATACTGTCATTGTAGCGTATGACACTATAGCAATCAATAATGTTGATTTTATTTCTGTTCAAGGGGATACAATTATCTATAATTGGGTATCACCGGAAAATTTAAAACGTATTGTCGTTAAATTTAAAACACAATAAATTTAATTTGCATATTTCCTTTTTTTAAATTATTTTTGATAGACTGTTATAAACAGTCACTAGTTCTGTAAAATAAGCTCCAATTAAAATCCGTTAAAAATTATAAAAGGCGGGTATTTCAAACTTAAGGTTTAGGTTTGAAGTGCCTGCCTTTTTTTATTTATCAAAAAAGTTTGATCAAATACCTAAAGCATAAATTAGCAGAGTTCGTGAAATCAAACGTCACCGTATCGATGACCGACTATCCTGCTTTTAAAAATAACTTTGAATCATATTTCAATAAGACATCCAACAAGAACCAAACGTCGTGGATATTCGCTTGCATGGATGTGTGGGGAAAGCATTTCGCAGGGGTTAATTTCAGACTGTATGAAGAAAGCAGTAACGGTGAGAACAGGGAAGAAGTCTACAGGCATCCGATAGTCAATATGTTTAAAAGACCTAATCAATTTCAAACGTGGTGGGAAATTAAATACCGCTTCGCTCAACACTTCGGATTATACGGAAACGGTTATTTATACAAGCTCAGGAACGGATTAGGATTGCCAATGTCACTGATACAGCTTTTACCGGGTTCACTTACCGCCAAGCCGTCTAATTCGGGCATTGTGGAAGAATATCAATATACAACAGGTAACGGAGTTTATACGCTGAATGCAAAAGACATAATTCATTTTAAATATCCTGACCCGGATAATCTTCAGGTTGGAAAGTCTATCATTTCAAACATAGCGAATGAAGTTGAAGTAAACCAGTTTCAATCTGCTTATCAGAAACAATTTTACAAACAAGGCGGATTTCTTGGATTAATATTTACAACTGACCAGCAAATGGGTGACGTTTCTTTTAAGCGTGCTAAGTCAGAGATACAGAATAATTATACGGGTGATATTGCTAAGGGGTATAAGGCGGGGCTGTTCGATCAGGGATTGAAGCCAATTGCTTCCCCTTACTCAATCAAGGATATGGATATCTCTTCACTGAAGAAATTGAACATGGAAGAAATATGTGCGGCGTTTCAGGTAAATAAGTTTATGTTCGGGATGGCTGAATCTATAAACCGTGCTACAGCTCAGGAAGTAACCCTGCAGTTCACTTCAGGAGTCATAGAACCTATAATGAATTATTTTGATGTGGTTCTTACTCAGGACTTAGCAATGGAGTTCGGAAAGTCATTGTGCATTCAGCATGACAATACTTCCCCGCGGGATCAGGAGGGGGAGTTAGCGTGGTACGAATCAATGACAAAGACAGGATCAATAACTCCGAATGAGATAAGAATATTTGAGAATCTTGATCCGCTGAATATTCCGTCAATGGATATGCCTATTGACCTGAACAAGCAAGTTAAAATTAATCAAACAGTAAATTAAAATGGAAGATCAGGAATTTTATTTAATCGAGGATTCAAAAGCAGAAAAGTTAAAAAGCGAACGTGCTATAACTCACTACATCTCAACTCCGCACATTGACAGAGGAAAGGATATTGTCAATCCAAAGGGAATGGACACAACCGATTTTGAGAAATCAAAGACAGTATTCTATAATCATAATTACGACAAACCCATTGCAAAAAATCTCTGGCTGAAAAGAACAGAGGACGGTGTGAAAGTTAAGACACAATTCAGCGAAACCCCGTTTGCAAACGATATTTATACTCTGCATTTAGAGGATATAATTAAAACGTGGTCAATTGGTTTTGATGTTCCCCGTCAGAAAGGGCGTTGGAGTGATCCGGTCGAAGGAGCTATTACGTTAGACGGCGGTACCGGAATAAGAACAATTAACAAATGGATACTGCTTGAATATTCTTCCGCTCCGCTTGCTATGAACCCAAATGCTTTAGACTTAGCTAAGAATATAAAATCCTATCTGAAGACCGATGAAATGAAAAATGTAATTGAGGGCTTTGAATATAAGTCTGAAATACAATTACTGCTTGATGCTCAGAAGAAAGAAATATCCGATTTGAAATTATTGATTGAGGAAATAAAAAACAAAGATACATCTGAACTTCAGAACGAAATCACAGAAATAAAAAATACCTTGCTTAAAAAATCAGTGGAGAGTTTAGCGAAACGCAGAAAGCTTTCTCCGAAGGAGATTGCTGAAATGGTTCGTGGAGAACTTAGCGAGATGACAGGCATAAGATTATAAAACTATTAAAAATTAAAAAAATGAACACTAAAGAAACAAAAGATTATGAGGATCTGAAAAAGATTCCTTATGACAGATTGACAGAAACAGAGAAAGCTGACTTTGACAGACTGAACGAAAAGAAAGAAACTCAGGACCAGATTAAAGCAGCTATGGAAGATTTCTTCAAGAACTCTGACCTGTTAAAAGCTCAGAAACAGCCTGACCTTTCCACGAAGAAAGAAGAAGAACTGATTCAAAACCCGGCTTACGCAATGAGTAAAAGACTTGTCGGAATGAAAAGAGGCGACAGGGAAATGATAAAAGCAGCCGATCCGATATTAGTTTCTGCTAATGATGATGCGGGCGGTTACTTAGTCCCTGCGGTCACACAGGCGAGAATAATGGAACTGCTCCCGACTTACGGACAAGCAAGAAAATATATGCAGGTAATGCCTATGTCAGGCAACGTTACTTATGTTCCGAAAGAGGGAACACTTCCGACATGGACATGGGGAATAAGTGAGAATACCTCTATCACTTCCAGTAAGCCTACATTTGGAGCATCAACACTGACCCCGAACAAGGGCGGTGCAATCGTAGTTATTTCAAATGAAATGTTAAGAGATGCAAATGTTAACGTCGGCGCATATGTCATAAAGAAAATTGCACAGGCAAAAGGAACAGGCGAAGATACACAATTCTTTGCAGGCACAGGTTCACCGTTCACAGGCGTTATGGCAACAGCGAACACATTCGGCGGTGAGATCAATCTTGCATCAACCAATACTCTGACCTATCAGAAGATCCTTGATACCTGTTACAGCATAGACCAGAATTATTTAATCGGTGCTTCATGGTTTATGTCAAGATCGGTATTAGCAGCAGTAAGAGGAATACTTGATACAACTAACAGACCAATATTCGAACCTGCTTTCGGTTCACAGCCTGCAACAATGTTAGGCTATCCGATTGTAGTCGTTGAGGCAGCTCCGGCTTCTTCTGTATCCGATAACAGACCAATGCTATTACTCGGAAATCTTGAGAACTCCATAATCGGAGAGATCGAGGGAATGAATCTGACACTGTTAACAGAAGCAACTATCGATGCAACTTCACTTGGACAATATGACCTGTCAGCAGTAAGAGTAACAGCTTCAATGGCATTTGCAGCCGGATTAACTTCTGCTTATGCTTGCTTAAGACAGCAAAATACATAATCTGTAAACTTTGGGGCGGGGTTTAAGGACTCCGCTTCATATAAAACAAATAACAATGATCAATATAGCAATCAAAGACTTTGTAAGTGTCACAGGAAAGCATTTCAATGCAGGCGACGTAGTTCCGCAGGGTGATGCGACAAGCAACGGAAAGAATCTTAAACAGGTGGATGAATTAAGTGAGTTATGGGATAAAGAAAAACCTGAAGCGGAGAATGCTGAAAAGCCTGAAGCAAACAAAGTAATGACAAAAAAAGATTTAAAAATTAAAACTAAATAAAAAAATGAAACTTAAAATATTTGCAACACTTTTATTTTTGGTAATTGCCTTTGCATTTCAGAAAGAGGCGAAGTCGCAGGATGAAACATTTTTCACAATCGGGGATACCACTGAAACATTCTCTGTATCAGGGAATCCAAGCAGGGTATTTATAACCGTTGTGGATTCTTCTATTGCCGGAACGGATACAATTTTTGTTCAGGTAAAACAGAACGGAGTAGTTACTGCATACGGACAATTAGCTGTTCACGATGCTAACGCAACAGCACAGGCTACAAACGTAGTATCAATGATTCCCGGTGATACAAAGACGGGGATATATTGGTTTAATGTAAGTGACATACCGGGCGGAACATTTAGGATAGTCAGATCAAATGAAAGTACCAATGACCTGTATGCACCAAAAACACGGATATTTGTAAATTATAAATAAAACCTCCTGACAAATGGATGAATTAAAATTAATCGAGATAGTATTGAAAAACGGGGGGACAATTAAATACGTCCCTCCTATTGGTGATTCTCAGAATCCTCCAATGTACAGGATAGACATAGGGCTTCACAGTTCTTCAAAGTTAAAATTAATCGATGCCGTCAATGATGTAATTAACATGGCATTCTTAAATATGAGAAAACCGAAATGATAACTCTGTCAGAATTAAAAAATTACCTCTCACTCACAACAACGGATAAGGATAACATTCTGACGGGGTTTATTAATTCTGCTACAGATAAGATCAACGCTGAATGTAACAGAACGTTTGAAAAAACAGAACACACTGAATATATAACCTGCTCACAGTCATATGATACATTGTTCCTGAAAAATTCCCCAGTCAATTCAATTTCTTCAATTCAGTATTACAACGGTACTGAATACGCGGATCTAATTGACGGCTCAGGTGATTCGATTGCTTTGAATGTGGAGAACAGAGGCGACTATATAGTCTTACGGGGTTACAATGTTTACAGCAAGGATATAAAGATAGTTTACAACGCAGGTTATAAATTCATCACCGGAACGGGAAGATTAAGAGGTGATATCGGAAGCACTACAATAACAGGAACAGGGACTTTGTTCACATCTGAAGTTGCAATAAACGATTATATCTCAGTGAACGGTAACAGATATAAAGTTACTGCAATTGCCTCAAACACTTCTTTGACTATAAGTTCAGCAGTCCCCGAAGACGTGGGACTAAGTTCATACGCTATTTCTAACGTGCCTGAAGATATAAGAAATGTATTGTTCAAAATTGCCTCAATGATGTATTTAGAAAGCGGTCAGGGAAAAGATCTGCTGTATAAATCCTCCGAGGGAATGGGAAGCGGTGCAAGTGAATCGGTATCGTATGAAAAACTTGATATCAAAGATTTTATTTCAACCTATAGATTTATAAATATATGAGCACGGTAAGACAGAAATTAATATTACAGTTTGAGAATGACCTTCCTAATCTTCTTGCACAATATGGCTATGAAAATAACTACACAAATTTTGTCAAAGGTGAGATTGCAGGCAGTAAGGTGAAAGATTATCCTTGTCTGTGGTATCAGGCGGGCGGTGAAGATATTACAAGAGTTGGCGAGGGTACTAATAATCAGTTATGCGAATTGAAGTTCGGAATAGGAGTTCATATACAGACTTTTAAAGAGCAGGGTTTGCTCATAGACGAAAGTGAGAAAGTTGTGAATGACATTAAAAGATTTGTTCACAATGATGTTTCAATCACGGGTTACGGAACAGCAGATCACAAGGTTCTTCAATGGAATAAAGTCCAGAGTGAATCACAGTTCGGAAGCTGCGGAATAAAGAAGTGGGGAATAGAAAAAGTTTATCCCATTCTTGATACTGCGGGCGGTAAGGCGGAGATAGTATTCGGAATAAACGTGGTCTATTATGATTTTCACAATAACATTAATAATTATTCAACGATTTAAATTATGCCTAATATCAGATTACCTCAGACCAAGACAGATTCGACAGGGGATGTGCAATATCTAAGCGGGTATGTGGTCGTGTTGCGTGACAGTCCGTTTACAACTAATACCATAATCGGAACAGAGGTTGACGGAGTTCCGGGTTATTATGATTTTGCTGATGTTGAATACGGCGTTGCTTATCAGCGTTGGGCGGGAACATCTCTAAGCACATTATCGGTTGATGAAAGTTTTTCAGATGAAGACGGAAAGATACTTGCTGTAATTCCGGATGATACAATCGTGCTTGATGCAAATGATTTAACGGATGATGCACCTTATCTCAAAGCAGCCGGAACAGCTCCAAACAGATACTGGACAGGGGGAACAGGGGGAGGTTCTACTTCTTCGGGTGGGGTTGATTATTTATATGTCAGAGGCACATTAGTTCAGCATAACGATGTTCAAAGCGGGAAAGCATTCTTCGGAAGCACTATAGTGGCTTCAGACACGGGAATAATTCAGGCAAATATAGGAACTCCCGAAGTTACAATAGCGGATTCATTTTCGAGGACTATGTCAAGCAAAATTTCAACGGGCATTTACGCTCTGCAATTCAGAACTGACAACGCAAATAATTTCGTGGAAAGTTTAGCGGGACTATTTCAATATAAGTTTGAACCAAGGATATATACAGTATGGGGGTCGAGGCAGGTTGATTTTGTTGAAGATCCGGAGGCGGGTGATGTTTACTATTCTTCAAACGTTCCTGAAATAAAAGGCTATTTAGTTTTTGACAATAAAGAATATTTTACGGGATATTCAGACGGACAACCAGTTTCAACGGCTTACTATCAAGACGGACAATTAATAGTAAAGACTTACGATGAGAATTGGGTATTAGCAGACAACATAATTGAGCAGGGCGTTACAATAGAAATCAGAGCATTTGAAAGTATTACAGCATAACAATGTCATTAAAAGTTAAATACGCTTTCTTAACAACGGAATCAGCCGAACCTTACGCATTACAGTCATTCATTGACGGTTATGAATCTACAGGCGGAGTTTGGAACGGTACAATTGACGTTGAAGAGAACGTGACCATTGATGAGATTGATGCAAACTATATGAACGACCTTATTGATGATGACTATGAAATGCTGATAAGAAATACAGGGACTCACGCAAACAGTTTAAGTATTCACGGGGATGCTTTAGCAAACGGATTAATTTCGGTCATACCTTCGGGGTCAAACAATTTTGATGAAAGACAGACGGCTCCAAACACATTTAAATTCACTGTTCCGTTTTGCGGTTCCGGTCCAAGAGGTATAGGCAATGCTACTTCTTACCCTTGCGTATTTTATGACCAGTCCTCACAGGAAGAATTTCAGGATATAACAATGCTGAAACAGTGCGGGACTGAATATACAATCTCACAAATAAAGCGTGTTAATGCTACTACTTTATACATCAAATTAAGCGGAGTAACTGATGTAAGAACGGTTGGGATAACTGAGCAGGGCGTTCCTCTTTATATTTCAACAGCATTAACGGGAACTGACATAAGTCCGTTGCCTACGGGGACTATCTATACAAGTAATGTAATTGATACAAATGACCCTTCGTATTTTTCAATAACATTCAACACTTCAGCCGGATCAACTTCAGGCTATCAGTCAGTAACAACCGGTGCAGTGAAATACGGGTCAGCTTATTCAGATGAGGTATTAATAATTCGTGACGGTTACAATGTGGATACTCAGGGAAGCGGAATTTCAATTAAAGATGTCACGGGATTCGAAAATAATCCTAATGGAAGGTTTGAAGTAAGTGAGTATGTGAACAACGACGGCTATGGTAACAAAATAAAGATTCGGCATTTACTTGGAACAGGTTCTTATGCAAGCGGCGGCTCAATGATATTTGCTACGCAGTCATACGCGACTCCATACATAGCGGGTCAGCTTGCATTCATAAAAGATTCTCTTAATTGTGATTGGAATGAAGCGTGGGGAAGAGCAATTGCAACAGCCTCAAATTATCCTGACTTTGATACATACAACGGCTACGGATATATAAACGTGGCGGATGCAATAGCTTTGGAAGATATTTCTCTAAGTCAGACAGCTATTTCAGTGGATGTATTTACCTATGACTACGGTGATGATACTAAATATCAGACAATCACCTGGAGTATTGACCCGTTTGCAGAATATTATGAGATATGGTACAGAGGGGAATTATGGGTCACTCTTAAATCTCACATACTTAAGTATCAGCTGATACAGGAAAGAGGCGGGAAAGGCACTAAGAATTATATCAAGATACGCTCCAAACGTGCTGATTCGTACGGAGAATTTTCGGAACTGCTTGAACTGCCGTTTTACAAATACGATAAAGGAATTTTAATAAACGAATATCAGGAATCTTAAAAATAAATAAGGAGAAATAAAATTATGGGAACTCCCATTTCAACAGTAAATTTAGCTCTTGACCAGTCAGCCGTTAATGGTGACGGTAACGCTTATTGGTGGTATAAGAGAGTTACTTCGGCGGGGGCTGCTCTCGGAACGCCTGACACGTGGCATTTGGGAGTCGGAAGACTTTCATCTGACTTCGAATACGGTAAGCCTGAAGAACAGTTATTTGACGAAGGTCGCAATCCGTTTGGCACAAAAAAGGGTCAGCTGACCGCAATGCTCACATTGAAATCCGCTCAGGATGAAGTCAATACAGAAAAATTCTTAACGCGTGAAGTTGAAGGAAAATATTTTTCAATCGTTCAGGGCTGCGGGATATCACACTATACAAGCCCGGTGAACTACGCTAAGATAAGATTTCTTCCTATCTGCAAAATTGAACAGAGTTATAAGACTACAGCTCCTGACGGCAGGGAACCGGAATTCAAGATAAGAATACAGGCGAACAAATCAACGATCACATTCGGAGCGGCGTCACCTAACACGATCAATGAGCTTATAACTGACATAAACGCAAAGTTAAACCTTGATTCATCCGCTTCAGATACAACTGTGTTCAGCGTAGGTATTGATAACGGTTACGATGTTCAGGCTGTAAAAATGACATTCTAAAAACTTTAAATTATAATTATGCCTAAAATAAAATTAACATCACATCCTCACATTGACAGCACAGGAAAGCTGTACGAGGTGTACGATGAGAACGGGAAACCGAAGATACACGAAGTTGACAACAAATTCATTGAGCATCTTGACCTTTGCGGTGCGAACTATGAAGTAGTGAAAGAAGAAGTTAAGCCTGCTAAATGAAAAAAGAACCGGTAAAGAAATATAAAATTCAGGGCATGGAGTTCGAGTTTGAGAAACCATGCCTTAAGCTGACTCAGAAACTCGAAGAGATATATGACAGGTATCTTTTGCATGAAAAAGAAAAGCCGGAATTCCTTTCTTTGAAACGGGAATTTAATTCCTTGCGGAATAAAATATTTGCTTCGCTTAATCCGGAAGATCTCAGTAAAGCTCAGAGGAATCCGGAGAAGATGTTCACGTTCATTAAAGACAAGGATTTAAAGGTAGAGGTTCTTTCAACAATTGACGAATATACTTTGACAAGCCTTGAACTCAAAAAAAGATTTCTGACAAAAGGGAATAACTTACAGGATATTCTCGAAACCTGTTTAAGCGGGGATGTTGAAAAAATAAATTACGATGTAACCGATGAAGCTTTCAAAGAACTAATGGAAACGGGGGCTGATGTATTCAATGATTTTTTTTTATTTATGAAAGGCTGAAAGATACTTATAATGCGTGGATATTAGGATTCAAAGATTTCACAGTCCCCTCCGATAAAAAAGCAAAAGAGAAAAAAGCATTCGCAAAAGTTTTTAATTATGAATATATGGTATTTATACTATGCAGGTTTTACAGTTGTCAGAGAGATTATGCCTGGAATAATTACGACATAGATGATGCGGTTTCAATTCAATCATTTTTGAAATACGAAAATTATATAAACAGTCCGGATTAAGTTGATAAAAACTGAATTTAAAATACAGACCTCACAGGGAACATTCGATGAAACTAATTATCAATGGATAGAAAAATTCTTAGTTCCGATCGAAGCTTCTTTAAACACAATTGTATCCGAAAAAGATTTAGATGTGATTGCGGGAATAATCAGAAAAGATATTATCAATGAGCGTATTTCGGGCGGAAGGGATATTTTTGGCAGTGCTTATCATCCATTGGCACCGTCTACGATCAAAGCAAAAGGGAATGCAAGACCGTTAGTAGATAAAGGAATATTAAGAGAATCAATCAAGACAGAATCCGGAAAAGATTTCAGACGGATATTTATTGGCGGAGCACGTGCAGAGATAGCGGAATATCTTCAATACGGCACAAGGAAAATGGATCCGTTCCCGTTCTTCGGAATTTCAGATGAAGCGTTAAAAGAGATTGATAACTATTTAGATAAAATTCAAAAAGAAAAAATAAGTGCCTGAAAATAAATCCTTAAATATTCTTATCAATACCAAGTATGAGGGGAAAGGTTTGACTGACCTCAGAAAGGATTTTAATGATAATAAAAAAACTCTTGATGAACTGCGAAGAACTAATCAGCAGACTTCAGATACTTACAAGAATCTTGTAAGAGAGCAGGGACAGTTATCGGATGCAATAAGAGGACTAACACGGGAATATAAGGGTTTGTCAGCTCAGCAGAAACAAAGCAAGTATCAACTTTTAGAATTTGCTGAAAATTTAACCGTTGTAAGTGCGGGACTGTACGCGGTTTCAAGCAGAGTAAAAGATTTTGCAGTAGACTCTATCAAAGCAGGTGCAAACTTAACGGTTCTAAGAGCTAATTTTAAAGGCACTCAAAAAGATTTAGAACTATTTGGCAAAGCTACTACGGGGAATCTTGGAGAGGGGGCATTAATAAAGCTTTCCAATAGAGCAACTGATTTAGGGTTTGTGATGAAAGACCAAGCATTATTATTTGACTTAGCGGAAAACGCTTCTGATGCTTACGGCGGTTCAATCGAAGAGAACTTTGACAGGGTTGTCAATGCAATTTCTAAGGGCGGGAAAGGGCTTGAGCAATTAGGAATAAGCACAAATGTATTTAAGGAAAGAGCAAATGAGCTTTCACTTTCTTTATACGGATTAGCTTATAAAGATTTAGACGCAGCCGAAAAGAGAACCATAGGATTTAAGACAGCAATATTACTCACAGGCGGTTCACTTGAAAAGCTCAACGATAAATTACCGGATGTTGGTGATAACATTGCAAATTTAAGCAGAGGCTGGGAAACATTCAAAGAAAAACTCGGAGAGGGTTTGATAGCACAGGCGAATTTTAACGACGGACAAACAGACTTTTCAGAAAAGGCAGGCGAGGCAGGTAAGAAGATAGGAGAGTTTATTGGCTTCTTATCTAAAATGGGCGGATACATACAAACAGCTGAAACAGAATTATTTAAGTTGGTAGTTCCTTACGATAAAATCTACAACGCTGTTCAATCTGTAATTGATAAGACAAAAGAATTATTAGGCGTTCAGAAAGAACAAACCGACGGAGTTCGTATCCTTACTCTTGATGAAAGAGTTAAGGCAGCAACAGACCACATAACAGGTAATACGATACCTACGATAGGGGTCACAGCTGATGCCTATAAGCCACCTACAGGTTCAAGGGGAAGCGTTTCACAGGAGAAAGAAAAAGAAATAAAATATATAACTGATAAATTTGCAGGATTAATATTATACGATATTGCAAAGAATGTAAATGCTCTATTACCTAATTCAGCATATAGCGTAAATGGTTCAGCTGTTTCTTTACCGGGATTAGGTAACGAACCTATGTTTACGGGGAAGATTGCACCGATAGAAGAGGCTTCGGCTAATTTATTAGAAAATACTAAGACGGTATTTGGCGAAGTCCAAAACATAGTCAGCTTACTTGGAATTTCTCAGAAAAGTTTCTTTGCGGATTTCTTAAATTTCACTTCAGCTGCTTTCAGCATCATTCAATCCGCTCAGTCAATAGGCGGCGTAATCGGATTCTTTGGAAAGGTTTTGAGCTTCTTAGGACTTGCATCAGGCGGTCAGGCAGTCGAAGGCAGACCTTACATAGTAGGCGAACAGGGTCGGGAAATGTTCGTGCCGAATACCACAGGTCAGGTAATTAATACAATGGAGCTGAAAAATATGATGTCGGGAAGTTCTTCAAGCCCTACAAATATTTACATTAATTCCGAAGTTGATTTTATCAGATTCCATAAAGTCATGAACGCTCAGGTAAGAACAAGGAGACAGGATAAAATATTATGATGAAAGACGTGAACATATATTGTCAGGCTTACGATTGGGATGCTTCAGTTCAGATATCGGATTGTAATTTTCATTCCGGGGAAGCTTATGATGCTATCGGTCCAACTATTGACCTGAAGGAATTTATGCTTGATACTGATTCATTAAAACTAAGATATGATTTTGATGAAACAATGGAAGACAATACAGGTCAGCAGTCTTTATTTTTCACTGCTTCAGATGTTGAGATGACATTGTCAGACTGGAAACCGCTTTCAGACGGATCAAGATTAAGAGATTATTTTTATTTATTCCTGACAAGTTCAACCTATGACAGAATAAAATTTCTTGTTAAAATATACCGTTCCGGAGTATTGGTATTCCAGGGCGTAATTACAAGAGATGTCATAAGTGAGAAGTTTACCGGAATGAACGATGACAGAACTATAAAGCTTTCTATAATGGGCTGGGAAAAAGAAGCAAGGGACTACTATAAAACACAGGAGCTTATCGGATTTGGTTCGTTGGCATTTACATACGTTAAACCAAGCGGTTCATTAGTGTATGCAGAATTGAGAGATGTTTTAGAGGGTAACTTTCCGAATGATACGATCAACATTCCCGAGTCCAATATTGAAGACTGGAGAGTGACAGAGTTCCCTGAAATGTGGCTCAGTGCTACATCAAACCCGCTATACTTTCCCCGCTGCGGATACCGTCAGATTCAGAATGAATATGAAAAGAGATTTGACTGGCTGTATAAACTCTGTATGTCAATGGGATGGATATTTTACTACTTTCCTAACGGAACAGATATGGAACTGAATATCAAGAACCGTTATAGTTTTGACTCAGGCATACCGATAAAGCAGATTGATGTTAAAAATATAATCTCAATGTCAGCCTCAAAGCAGAAAGACAATATTGATTTTGATTATGTCATAATCCTTAACGGAACTATGATAGGCGGGGACGGTGCATTTCCTAACGGTCACAGCACAAGCAGTGATCACAGAGGCGAAAGACTTCATTTTGTTTCTGAAAAAACTTTAACTGATTACGACTGGACTAATTACGGATTGCATTTTTCTTCCGTCAGTGTTTCGGGAAGTAACTACTCTTTTGTATCTGTGACAAATGACAAATTCATTAAATATTACAATGAAAATGATTCGCAGTTTACAATCTCGCAATATACCTATTCGAGTTCCTCTGCTAATGCTTATACGAATTATACGCTGAATAAAGAGAATATTTTATTTTTGAATTGCGGGCATAATGCAACGGTCAAGAGGAGAATAAACTTAACAGGCAATGGTGAAGCTGATTGGAGATCGGGCGATCCTTACGGCAATACAGATCTTATCTATTCGGGATGTTACGGTGAAATGCTGTATCAGCAGAACGGGTCAGATCCTTATCATTATCAGGATTATGTTAAGGGAACAGCTTTTAATGATATCCCGGCAAATCAGTTATTCAACAATTATAAAAAATTTACAAGAAAGAAAAATAACAATCTGGTTCTTAATGTAACGGTCAATGAATTTATTATTGACCCAATGCAGATAGTTCAGTTTGTTAATACTACAGAAATTCCATATACAAGCTCAAGCGGAAATAAATGGTGCATAGTTTCATTAGAGGCTGACTTGGTAAATGATACAACTAACTTAAATCTTATAGGAAACTCTTAAATGTTAGACCAGTTAAACGACAGGATAAATCAGGCAGTAAGGGGGCTTAGTCAAAAAGTTACATTACCGGTTCGGGAAGAAGTTGTAGAATCCTCTCACGATGCAACAGCGACAAGCGAAACATTATTGGTAAGAGTCACTACTTCATCACTGACAACGGCGGCGAATGATACTTATACAATCAATATTTACAGCCCAATGATAGACGCTGATTCGGATGTGTTCCTTACTGTGAAACGGGGAACGAATACGCAGGGTACGGCAATACCTGTAAATCTTGTGACCTTATCCGGTTACTGCACGTTTGAACTGCTCAATCTTGATTATTCAGGTTTGGCATTAGCATTTAACGGGACTTTTAAAATATCAGCATTAATATATAATTAATTATGGCTTTCGAAACTCATTATGGTTACGATTATTCAAAGCTTCATGTATTAGACAGCAGCTATGCGGTTGTAGAGTCTATTAATCTTCCGTTATGCACATTACAGGGGAATATAACATCACTGCAGAGTTACGACATAAGACACGACCTTATAACCAATGAAAGCATTTCAGTCAACAAAGGTTATCGTGGAATATGGACTCTTAACTGGAATGACTTCGCAGCAAAAGATTCGCTTGCAATATTCCTGAAGATATTAAAATATAATTCTGACTACTACAAAGGCAGAGGATTAAAATATTTTTATTTCGTGCCTCACTCTGATAAACCTTACATAATGTTCAGATGCAATATTGCAATCGGTTCATTTGATTTTAAATTGCTTGAAGCTATGGACCTGACAGACGGATACGAATTGCCTGTAATAACTTTTGAAAGTTGTAATCTGATTGACGCGGATGAACCAATAATAGAATTTCCCGGTAACCCTGCTCTATGGATAAAGTCCACTGAAGTATGTAAGGAATTTGATATTGCCGACACAAATACATACATCACAAGAGCATTAGACAGCTCAGGCAATTTCCGGCATATGACAGGAAATACCCCGACGCTGATAAATGATACTCTCAACGGATACCCTGTGATGAATTTTGACGGAACAGCGGATACTTTGAGAACAGCAACATTTACCCTCTCGCAGCCATTAAGCATATATATTGTGTTGGCTCAAATGACATGGACATCAGGGGATTATTTATTTGACGGATATAACAAGGATACAAGTCTTGTGAAACAGAGAACATCAACTCCTCAGGCAGGTTACTCGACAGATAATTCCGCATTCTTAACGAATACGTCTGATTTGACACTGACAAGCTATAAAATACTTTCCTGTTTATCTGATTCAAGGGCATCAAGTGCATCAAACAATTCCAGTGTTCAGGTAAACAATAATACTGCAATCGTAGGCACGACAGATGACAGCGACCTTGCGGGGTTCACGTTAGGCAGTGCGGGTGATTTTGTAAGTGGTTTTTCAAATATAAGGGTTGCTGAATTGATCGTATTCCCTGCATTCCATTCAGCTGCTAACAGAACAATTGTAAGAAATTATTTAAGCAGAAAATACTTTAACACAACATACTAATTATGAAAAAAATAATTTTAATCATCTTAATGCTTATAAGCGTAAATGTCTTTTCACAGACACTTACAACTTATTATTCATTTAAGACATATCCGACGAGTATCAATAAAAATATTTACTGGTACGGAGTGAACTTCTCAAGGATTGACTCAGTGCTTCATTTGCTTGCAACGGGAAGCACAAGTTTTGATCTGACAGCTTTCCATTCATTCTCAGGAATAAATAATTTCACTAACGGCACAACATTTTCAGACTCAGTGAGAATGACAAGGTTAAGTGTCGATACGCTTACAATCACAAGCGGGAAAATAGACTCAGCACGAATCCCGAGCACGGTAAAGATTGACACTGCGAAGTTTGCTCATACGGATACTTTGACAACGGAGTCCGTAAGAAGTGTATGGAATTTTTGGAATATAGTAGCATATTATTTACCCCCTACAGTTTCATCTTTCTTTCAGGACGCAGCAAGAGCAATACAATACTTTTTGCCTAACTCTTCAAGTGATACATTAGCGACTATCTCGCAAACCCAGACACTTACGAATAAAACCATAAGCGGGAGCAGTAACACAATTACAAATTTGAAAAGAAGTATAATGTTTTTTACCTCTTTGGTTTTTTCTCCGGCTGATGCAACAACATATTATCTTGGAGGTTCCGAGGCTAATGCTCCCGAAAACTCTGCGGGTATCAGACGGGTTTATTTTCCCGTTGCCTGCACAATCAAAGCGTGTGTAATTTCCTGTTACAAGGGTGCAACAGCGGGAACGACTGAAAATGTTGAATCATATATACGTTTGAATAATACAACTGACTATACTATTGTAACAAATGGGCAATGGACTACTGCAAACGGTTCAGACCAAATGACGAATACATCAATGACCGTTCCGATTGCAGCGGGTGATTATATTGAATTTAAAATAGTTTGCCCTACTTGGTCAACTAACCCGCTTAATACAAGAGTAAGTGCAACTATATCAATCGAATAATGAAAACGGCAACACTAAGCGTAACTAAATAAATAATATTCGCTCCCAAATAGCGAATTAAAATATTTCACAAAAAACAAAGGAGAAAATTAAAATGTTATTCACTCATAAAACTCCGTATAAATGGAAAAATTTATGGATCTATTCCTAAAAGAAATAATGGCAAGCCCAACAGTAACGAAGATAATGCTTGCTAT